TGTTACTTCAAAGTCAAGAACAGACTCTGAATGATTTGGTGTTACACCTTCTCCTGGCAAAGGGCAAGCCAGGTTTCCCTGGTCAGATTGGCGAGTTCTCTGCTAATCTTGACTGGAGAAAAGACCCAAGGGTCCGAAATCCGGTACGGGGTGTACCGATTCCGACAATCCCTTGCCTGACGTTCGTCGGTGACATGGCGGACGCCGGGAGATTGGCCCGCAATCTACCACAGTGGTTTTGCTGCTTCTTTGAGCAAACCATCGTCGGTAGTCATGAAGTTAGTTACCTGTGTAAAGACACGGAACTTTGTTCTTCATGTATGCTATTTTTGAATGGTGTACGTGAGGTGCTTTGTGACTATCGGGAAACTTTCTTTCGTACGATCCCTCGGTCAAGGTCACGACTTTGGGAATCGTATTTCGACAACTTGGTTCGACTCAGTCAATTATATACCGAGTCACCACGCAAGTTTGTTAAGTTAACGAAAGCTTGGTGTGCATGGTGTGGAGCGGTTGCCCTTCAACAAGGCGAACTGCCTGCGGATTTTGAACAAATCCTGCATGGTCCTTTACTTAGGCTAGTTAAACGACTAATCCGTACTGGCTCCCAAAAGAGACGAGCTAGAATTGGTTGGTCACTAACCCAGGTAAAGCGTGCGTGTGCCCCTATATCTGCTGATTTTATTTCTGAAAAATTGGCGGATCACGCTAAGATCCTGTCTGCACAACCTGAGATCATTTCGTCTGAGATACTTGATGAGATGTCTGGTATCGTCGATCGCGTCCTATCCGGGTTTTCCTGGTCTACCCGCGATCTCTATAAGTCTCGTTGGCCTGCGCCTGTAGTTGGTTTCGAACCATCTACATCCGCTAGTGCTGAGGAGACTATGGAGTTTGGTGGGTCAGCTGGTTTCTTATTCTCTAGAAGCCACTCTCCCTTTCAGAACGACGAACTACTTTACGTTACCGATGATCCAGCGCAATCGGGGTGCCATCAGGTCATGTTTTCCCAACCTGACTATACTGGTATTGTTTCTGATCTCCTTAAGTCCGCAAGTAACTTTGATAGCGGTAAAGGAGCTGAATGGGTCGTTCAAGGTATCCTTGAGCCCTTGAAGCTACGAATTATAACTAAAGGTCCTGCCGCCACACAGTGGCTTGGTAAGGGCCTCCAGTTGAAACTCCACGATTATTTGCGTGAGCTTCCGCAGTTTTCATTTATAGGACATCCAGTTGATGAAGGCACGCTTGCGATCTTCTTACAGCAATGTTTCGATACACTGGGTAAGGAGGTGAATTTCGTCTCAGGTGATTATAGCGCGGCCACTGACCGACTTAATATTAATGTCACTCTGGCGATTTTCGATGTTATCTGTGCTCGACTCCGTATTAATAAGTCCATTGATAGGACCAATGCTTTGACTGCCTTCATTAGTTTGGAGGAGTCAAATGTATTAAAATGTCTTCGCTCGCTTTTGGATAAAGGAGTTTTGACGTATCGCGGAGATAATTGTCCCGAGCAAGTTGACATAGCAAGCCATGGTCTTTCGCAATTCTTCCATGAGAACTGCCGGGGAGGTGAACTTGTTGTGCCCCAAAGGAATGGGCAATTGATGGGTTCCATCCTCTCTTTCCCGATGCTCTGTCTTGCGAATTTTGCGTGTATTGTTATGGCTGCAAATCGTATGCCTCCCAGCTACTTCGGCTCTAACTTTGAGCGAAGTGTTTATTGGAAGAATCTTTGGTCTGGTATGTGCCAGATTAACGGGGATGATATCTTATTCCCTGTTAGTGGTATAAATATGTACAACCACTGGTCCAGTTTCCTACGTGTCTTCGGTTTCGTGAAGAGTCTCGGAAAGAACTGGTTCCATCCAAGGATTTTTACGATTAATTCTCAATTATTTTATATAAATTCTGTAGCTTGGCAGTCCTATGTAAGGCCGATCTACTATACTGAGATAAAGTATTTCCAAGCTGGTCTGTTGATAGGTCAACATAAAGTTGTTGGTCGAACAGGTGATAGGGTTCTTCCCATGTCATCCGTCCTTCAACTTGTGTTGGATTCATCGTGTAACCCAAAAAGGTCTTTTTCACGGTTTCTATTTTACAATCGTGAATGGGTTCGGGCCGTTACCCAAAACGGTATGGTTAACATAGGTCTCCCCATCTATTTGGGAGGACTTGGTGTTAATCTACGCCATTTTGGAATCGACCTCGGACTTACACGTTTACAAAGATGTGTGGCTCAACACGCATACGATATATTATACACGAAAGGTATGACTATTCAAGAATATTCACACCTCGTTGTCCATCTCAAGGAAACCGAGATGAGCCTCGAACCACAGTACACTCCGTTGTCGAGATCCCATGGCAGAGTCAATCTTAGACTTAAAACCATGGCCGACGCCAGCGAAGAGCCCCTCGAAGTTGAGGTTCCCAATTCTATTGGGCCCTTGACGCACAGGAAACCTGTGCGGAGTGATGATTCAAAACCGATTCTCACTGGGGTACGACTTTTCAGGAAAATCCTAAAAGAGAAGATACCGAAATCTTTACTTAAACGTGATTTCGATTTTGACCTATTTGAAGTTATCTCACTTCAACGAGTCCTGGAGTCCATTGGGTCTACGGACCAGGAAGCCAAAACGGTGCAATTGCCAACTTTCGATGGCTTGCTCAATAGTTCCGTACTAAGGAAGTACATTATCACTTTCCCGTCCTGGGTTAGTGAGGTTCAACCTTCTGAATTTTGTACAACCGGAATGTCGAGAGACTGCACGGCTTCGGGTGGGATTATTCTACCTGTGTATCAGGGTAGGGATAAGGATCGGTACCGGCGGCAGCTGCCGCTGATACTGGTTTAGGAAACCATCTGTCCAGTAGATGTACAGTCCCGCAAGTTCGCAGCGGGATCCAATACATGGCGAACAAAAAGAAAGTTTCCCGTGGTATTGTTAGAAGGCGGGGCAAGGTTAAGCCTCGTAATCAAAAACAACCACAGTCCTTTTCTGTCCTTAAGACCGTCTCAGTCCCTACTGCCGTTGGAACCCTCGGTGGTAGTCGTGCTGCATTATCGATGCGCGTTGTCAATGACCCTGGCCTTGGTCAGGGTGTCGAGTTTTCGGGCTCCCAGCTCTTCTGCTACTTAGTTTGCAGCGGATCTGCGGGTTATGTTCTCTCGACTACGACAGGCCCATCTTCCTCTTCTGTACTGGCAGTCTCGCCCTATGACATTGCTGTCCAAGGTGTAGCTTCTGCTGGTACGGATTATATCACACAATGTGCTCCGTATCTCTATTATCGGAACGTTTTCCTACGTTTCCGTACGGTTCCCAATGTTGGAACGGCTACGGCGAGCTCTATCGCTCTAGCATATTATCCGGGTTGTTACTCACCGGGAGATACAGGTGTTGCTACACCTAGTTATTCTAGAGTAGCGACTTTTCAATATTCCATTGAGAGTCCGGTTTGGAAACCGAGTGCTCTTGTAGTCAGTCAAGTACCCAGAGATAAATTTGGGTACTATGTTGACTACGACCCCCTTTCGTCGTCCCTGTATATGTCACTTAGTGACGTACGCCAGGGCAACCTTTATGGAATGACTGACTGCCTAACTTCAGGAGTCAGCTTTGGCCGTGTGATAATGGATTATAAGGTTCAGTGTTACTGCAAGGGTGCCCTCGCCTCTGCGGGTATAGCAGCCTCATTCGGTATCCCCTCATCCCTTCAGGATGAGAAGGACCGAGCAGCAATCGCCCATATTCGTGCGCGCAACCGAGAATTGTCCCAGATTCGTAATCCGCTTTTTGCGGATCCTTCGGATCCAAGGATTCTTCCCGTCAATTTAAAAGTTTGCGCGGATGAGTGGGTCCCCCACCACCAGACCACTTATGGTGCTGGCTGTGTCCCCATATCGCTTGATACGATTAGGGGAAACGTTGTCGCTAATGTTAACGACACACAGCGGGGTGCGGCTTTGGCCGTTGATTTAACACATGTTGGTGATGGTAACGTTGTCGATGGTTACATCGCCGCAGCCGGTAGAGTTCCGGTTGCGACTTCTGCACTTACCATTACTGATGAACCTGACGAGCGCTATGTTGACTGTAAAAGTTCCAGCAGTTCTAGCGCAGCATCCTCAGCCAGTTTGGCTCGTGGGGATGTTTCTGGAGGTCAGCGATCCGCTAGAAAGTTCTAGCGATCCTTCCTCGACAGATTATTGGGAGTTGTTACTTATTACCGATAGTCTGTTAGAGGTCTTTCTAACAAGTGGGTGCACTTCCCACATTCTGGTCTAGAAGCTCGGGCCCTATCTAGACATTGCCTACTTACTACAGCACTTGTAGTAAGTACCCCTTCCGAACGAACCTTGGTTCTACCCAGGCTAGTGCCGAAAGCCTAGCTATTAGGTGGGACATCCTTCCACTTTGTTTCTTCTCTTTAGCGGAATTGTTCCCTGATCAGAAGCATCATTGATGAGAGGCAAGGAGTGACGTTGGGGCTTCGCGTGATGTTTGGACAGGTTTGCCGAACTGCCAAATCATTAAGCGACTTACATAAAGTAAGTTGGCCCAATGCCACTTGGGTTAGGGTGTTCTCCTGCAGGTACCGG